TCAGGGCGTTCACAAAGCCCTTGTATGTCACCTCGAGCTCTGCCGTGTTGTTATAGACGATGATTGCCACCAGATCCCGCCCCCCGCCTATGTCGAGCCCCAGCTGGAAAGCCTCGAGGAACACGGAAAACAGGCTGCTCAAGGACGCCTCGCAGACATATTTCTTATTATCATTTCTCCCAGACCCTTGGTCGTTTGCGATAAAGGTGCAAAAGCTGTTCACCGCGCGCATAATCTTGCTGTCATCGCCGTGGGCGATCTTAAGCAGCCGGTCTATCCACACCGGGTCCGCGCACCGCTTCTGAATCGCGGCGATCACCTGCAGCTTGCGGTTCTTGATGCTGGTGATCTCCGGGGGCTGTTGCGGGGCCTGCTGCTGGTTTTGCTGCTCCGGCGAACCTTGCTGTTGCTGGGGATGCGCCTTATCTTGTTTCTTGCGTGAGGGTGCCATACTCCTACCTTTCGTCGGCTATGCCGTAAATCATCGAGAAGCGCTTCACGCGCCCCTCGCTCACTGGCCACGGCGTGTTTGGCCCGTAAATTCGCATATATTCCTTGTAGATGCGCCTCGTGCTTTCGATCTTGCGCTCGCCGCTGTCCTGCGTGTCCTGCTCCGGCATAAGCGGCAGGAAGGGGTGCGGGTCGGTCTTGCGCTGGAAAATGAAAATAAAGTCGTTCAGCTCCTCGTTCATGAACTGCTTAAAAAATCTTGGCTCGACCTTGCCATAGACGTGGGCAGTGCCGGCGCGTATCTGCTCCCGGATGCGCACCCGTGACCGCAGGTAAAGAGCCATCTGGATATCCAGCCCGCGCTTGCGGAATTCGTTCTTCAGGTGCCATTCCTCGAGGCTGACGGCGGTCTTGAATTCCGTCGTCACCACGATGCCGAAATAGTCGTGCCGGGTCCGGTACCGCACCCCGTCGTCATCAAAGACGATCGTCACCTCCGGCAGTCCACCCGAGAGAAATAGCGACGAGTCCTTGCCGGCGCGCAGCACCTTGATGCTGTTCACCAGCTCGTTGTATTGCCCGTCCGTGACCATCGCCTTGCCGTGGACGAACTTGTCGAGGGGGAAAACGAAGAAGCGCTCCTCGAAGTGCTGGGGCTCGAAAAGCATGGTGTGGAAGGCGCTGCCGTAGACCATTTCCCCGCTCTTTATGCCGCTCTCGCGCGCCGGATTCATCCATGACCGTTTCCAGTAAGTATTAGGCGTGTCGAGCATATTCACGATATCCGAGCGCGAGACCGCAGGGTCGGCGTGGTAAATATCCTCCGGCAACCCGAAGTAGATGCCGGCCTCGAGGCCTTTATGCTGCTGTGTGGCGCTCATACAAGTCCCTCCTTCACCGCAAACCATTCTTCCACCTGCAACGTCTTGTCGGTGGCATCATATTCACTGAGGCTTTTAGGCACCCATTTTCCTATAGGTTTTCCCTTCTTATCCGTATCGCCTGTGTCAATGAGATAGGCTTTATCAGATTGCCCCAGCAATGCGGCATCAATGCTAATAATTTTTGAGTCCTCGCGGGACTTAAAGTGATAAAGCGCAGCATCTCTTTTCCCCATATAGCGGCTCATGCGGTGGCACCTTTTCTTTTGGCGATTTCATCGCAGATGGGGCAAAGGCGCCTGCCATCCGGCGGCATCTCTGAAAGCCTGTCCTGATAGGTCAGGAAATCGTGGGCCTTATCGTTCTGCATCTTGCAGAGGGTGCCCACGCCCGCAACGACATGGTAACATCCTTTCTCGTTGCGGGAGTTGAAGCAATACTGCGTCATGCGACGTCCCACCGGGTGAAGCTGTACACAGTGCGGCCATACTTGCGCCCGACCTCTTTCCACGGATAGCCTCCAGGGGGTGCCTCGTCCACCTGCGGGCAGACGTACGTCGTGTCGTTGCGCCGGTAGACCTTGGTGCGGCTCTGGCGCGTACCGTCGATGATGCGCAGGCTTTCACGCTCGAGCGTTAGCACCAAGGCGATGATGTAGTCGCCGGCCAGCTTATTCGGCGGCACGGTGTCGCGTGGCATATGAAGGAAAGGTTTATCGGCATCGCCGGCAGAGACACGTTGCATTTTAAGCTCCTTAAATTATATTGGCATTTACTTGCTGGTGAAAATGGCGAGGACTATCTTTCCAAGGTCTTTTTTCCCGTCCCCGGACCCGTACCCGGACCCGTACCCGGACCCGTCCCCGGACCCGTACCCGTACCCGTACCCGTACCCGTACCCGTCCCCGGACCCGTACCCGGACCCGTACCCGTACCCGTACCCGTCCCCGTACCCGGACCCGTACCCGTACCCGTACCCAGACCCGTACCCGGACCCAGACCCGTACCCGGACCCAGACCCGTCCCCGTCCCCGTACCCGGACCCGTACCCGTACCCGTACCCGTCCCCGTACCCGTACCCGTACCCGTACCCGTACAGCGTCCACAGGGGCAAAGATGCCCCTATGTCCGCTGGCGTGAATCCCACTGTTTCAGCCCACGCCAGATCGCTAGTTGAAAGGGTATTTACAGGTTCCCCCACTTTGGGAACTCGGCAAGCGCCGGAGAGCACAGCTCGCGCTGCAATCGCCTTTGTAATGATTGCCTGTTGCATTAGGCAGCCTCCCACGCCTTAACAGCGGCGTCCTCGACTGCCGTTACGCTGGTCACCTTGTAAAGTGTAACTTCCGGCACGCGCACGCCGATGCGGCATTCCTTATCGGGACCTTTTGCGGCTAGCCCAAGGAAGCCACCCACGCTGGCAGACCAGTAAATGCAATTGCGCGCGTTGGTCAGCGTAATCTGCTCGGGTGCCTTTTTATCCTCTTTGAGGTAGCCGAAAAAGACGCCGCGGAACTCGGTGGTAATCAAAACTGCTTTGGTCATTTTAGTTTCCTTTTGTTAAATAATTCCCCATAGGTGAGCTACGATAAGCTCGCCTATTATAACCGCAAGCCCTATCCAAATGATGTGGCCATGGGTATTCAAAATGCGGTTATATTTCATAGGCCGCACTCCTCAGCCTTCAGCTCATTATCGGTCTTGGGCCGGATGCCGAGCATCACCTTAACGGCGCCCTCCGGCAGGTCCTTGTGGTGGAGATAGCCCAGCCAGTGGCCCGTGCGATCGCAGAAAAGCTTCAGCGAAATCACGTCCGGGTGCGCGTAGGTGGCGGCAAGCACCAGAAAGATGCGCTTTCCCCCCATCCGCTTCTCGTCGGTTATGAGCGCCTGCTCTATGGCAACGGCGTCAAGCAAAACCTCGACAACTGCGTGTATTTTCATTCAGTCCCCCTATATGATTTAAGTCACGTTGCCACCATAATCAGTCCGGGGTGGGAGTCAACCCCTAAATATGATTAAAATCACTTGCAATTGCATGACACGAGTCTAATAATGCACGCCATCTGAGAAGAGGAGTATTATGGCAAAATCACAGATACGCGATAAGTGGACCCAGCGCTTAAAGCGGGACGTTGAGGCATTTCAGGCCGGAACTGGCATGAAATTCACCACCATCGGCAATAAAGGCATTGGAAACGCCAGATTCTGGGAACGCTTCACTGCCGGGGGTACCATCACCATCGAGAAGGCCGACGAGCTCTATGAGTTCATGGCTTCCCATGGCCATCATTTTAACAGTTAAAAAGGAGACGTATATGCGCGATCCTTATAGAGACAAAGAAATCGAGGAAGCCAAGAACCCTCGGCTGGCTTGCGACAGTATCGACCACCAGCGCCCAGACGGGAGAGCGGGTAACGCCACGGGCTTTGCTTCTGTCAGCCAGCTTGGGGAAGGCATCAATCAGGCATCGACGCCCTCGCATGCCCATCATTTTGCCACATTGCAGGCGCTGAAGGCCCGCGAGTTGCTCGCCAAGGTCGAGGACCTGAAGCGTTTCGTACGCGAGAATATCCCCGGTGATGCCGGCAGCCTCGCGCAGTTCAAGTTCGATGAGGGCTATCTCTGGGCAAAGCAGCACCTCACCGCCTAAAGCCGTGCCTGCCCATTAACGATTAAGGAGTCACCACCATGAAGAAAGAACCGACCAAAAAGACCGACGAGGAAGTGAAGGAGAGCAAGGCCAATGCGAAGAAGGCCACGAAGGCGGCCAATAAAAAGGCCATGAAAGCCGCCTCCGATAAGCTGCTTGTCACCATGGCAGCCGACATGCCCGGAGCGAACGCCTCGAAAAGCTTCCTTGACCTTAACGGCCAGCTGGACAAGATCGAGCTCGAGGCCGCGAAGCTGAATCTGGCAAAGCGCGGTGTGCGCGGCGAGCTGCGCAAAATGAAGGTCGACCTGTCGGCCCTCGACCGTGTGCGCAAGCTGCGGAAGATGGAGCCCGAGGACGTCGTCGCCAAGAAGGCCACCGAGGCCCTCTACGAGGAGCAGCTCTCCATGCCGCTGTCTGACGAGCAGAAGGCGATCCTGAAGGCCCTTAACGCCAAACGCGAGGAGAATAAAAAGGCTATCCTTGCCGCCAGCGGAGGCCATACAGGCAAGGAAGTGGGTACGGGGGCAGCTAATAGGGTCCCGGAACGCGCTGACGTCGCAGAGAGCGAGCGTGTCGAGGATAACCAGTCCAAGCACGAGCAGGTTGTCGACCCCTATGCCCACGCCGCCGGTGTGCACAGGTATTAAGGTGGCGTCCCCCCGCTGGCTTGGTCTTGACCTCGGCACCCGCACAGGGTGGGCCGTTTCCGAGGGTGACAGGATCATCGCCAGCGGGGTGCGTGACTTCAGCATCAAGCCGCATGAACATATCGGACAACGCGGCATCCGGTTTTACAATTTCCTCCTCACCCTCGGCCAGCCTGACGCGATCTTTTATGAAAAGGTCCAGTTCGTAGGCAATATGAAAAGCAGCGACGGCGGTGAGCTTTATAAGGGACTGCTTATGGTCCTGAATATGTTTGCTGCCGGCTTTAACGTCGAGACGATCGGCATCTTTCCCAGCACCCTGAAGCTGAAGTTCACCGGCTCCGGGCGCGCCGAGAAGATCGATATGTGCGAGCAGGCGCGCTGGCACGGCTGGAAGGGCGGGGTGCCCGGCAGCACGCTCCTAAACGACGAGGCCGACGCGCTGGCCCTTCTCATTACGCAGGCATGGGAGCGCCACATGGTGCGCTTAAAATTCGCCTGAGACCGGCTGTATAAGCCGCTCATAAAATTTGACTTGAATCATAAAAAGCTCATGCCTATGCTGCACATCACATAGGGGGACTATGGACTATAAAAAATTAACTAGAGGATACCCATTATGACGAACACCTCATTGACGGCTAGATTGCGCAGTAGACCCCCTATTGTGGTACGAGATACCTCTCTGTGTATCCTTGTCCTTCCGCAATCTAGCTCTCTATGAGGTGCTCATGGCCCGCATTCGCTCTATTAAACCTGATTTCTGGACGGACGAAAAGGTGGTCCAGCTCTCCTATGAAGCTCGCCTCGTTTACATCGGACTATGGAATTTCGCCGATGATGATGGTCGAATGATCTGCAGTCGATCTAAGATCAAGATGCAGATCATGCCTGCTGATTCCATCGATATTTCGGCTATCCTCGACGAAATTTCCCGACTCGGTTTGATCTGCCTCTATGAAATCGATAAAGTTCAGTATTTACAAATAAATGGTTTCTCCAAACATCAGCGAGTTGATAGAAAAAGAGCCTCCATTTTACCCCCTCCACCAAAAGTCCTCGACGAATGTTTGCGACATTTCCCTAAGGAAGGGAATGGAATGGAAGGGAATGGAGTGGAAGGGAAGAAGGAAGATTCTGATCACCGCTTGCGCGATGATCGACCCGATAATTTTTTACAGCTTCCCGCTACGCGTCAGCCAGCGGAGGACGAATTCAGCGCCGTCTGGTTGCAGTGGCCAAGAAAGGTCGCCAAGGCCGCAGCCCTGAAAGCATGGGTCAAAGCCCGCAAGGATACCGATTTCAACATCATCATCGCCGGTCTTGAGCAATTCGTGCTGGCCTATGACGCCGATAACCGGGAGGAAAGCGAAAAGAAGCAGTTTTGCCCCCATTTTTCCAGCTGGCTCAACGCCGAGCGCTGGCGGGATTACGACCTTGAACCGCAGCCAGATCGATCGGGCATGACAAAAGCCGAAAAGTACCGGCAAATCATTCTGGACGCGGGGTTGACACCACTCGAATGAGCAGCATCCTTATCGAAAAACTCAAGGAATTGGGCGTTTCTTTGCGTGATTATGGCACCGGGGAGCACGTCACCACCTGCCCGCGATGTTCGCACCTGCGCAAGAAAAAACGATTGCCGTGCCTAAGCGTGAAGATCGAAGCAGATTTGATTTTGTATTATTGCCACCATTGTGGCTTTGCAGGGGGACTGAATGAACACGGAGCCACAGCTAACACCACTCACAGACCGGGCTATCGACCTGATGGAAAAGCGGGGTAAACCACAAATACCGCACCCTCTCGGGCGAGAAGAAATTCAGCCAAGACAAGGGCGGCGAGCAGTGTTTTTACAACATCGACGTGCTGCGCACCGTGGAAAAGCAGAAACGCGAGAATCACCCCCTTACAGCGGTCATCATCACCGAGGGGGAGATGGACTGCGCTATAGCCATTCAGTGCGGCCATTTAGCCGTTTCCGTGCCTTCGGGAGCCGTCGAAAAGCCTACGGAGGGGGACGACACCGCGAAATTCAAATTCCTTGAGGATTTCCCCAAGCTATGCGTGGCCATCCTCGCCGTCGACGACGACGCGCCGGGCCGCGTCATGCGCCAAGAGCTCGCCCTGCGTTTAGGCTGGCACCGCTGCATGTGGGTGCAATACCCGAAGGGCTGCAAGGATTTGAACGAGGTTTTTGTCAAATACGGCCAGAAAGGCGTCGACAAGGTCCTCAAGGAAAAATCCAAATTCATGAGCCAAGGCGGCCTATTCAAAATGTCGGATCTGCCGGAGGAGCCGAACATAACCGGATACGACCCGCATATCGAGGGGCTGGAAGGCCGGTTGATAATACGCCGCGGCGATTCCATCGTGCTCACCGGCATCCCCGGCCACGGCAAAAGCCAGCTTATCAACTGCATCGCCTGCAACATGGCATCGTTTTACAACTGGAACATTTGCATATGCAGCTTCGAGACGCGCCCGCGCGCCGGCTTACAGCGTTACCTGCGCACCTATTTCCTCGAAAAGACCGAGTTTACCCGCGAGGGATTCCTGCAATGGACCCCCGAGGATATCGCGCGCGCCGATGAGTGGATTAACCGGCGTTTTACGTTCATCGTGCCCGATGTCATGTCAGACGAACTTACCACTTTCAAATGGCTGCTCGACCGCCTGCGCGCAGCCATCACGCAGCATGACGTGAGCATGGTTATCGTCGACCCGTGGAACGAGGTGGATCACGACCGCCCGCAGGGCATGAGCCTGACGGAATATACCGGCTTTGCCATCAAGGAAATAAAGCGCCTCGCCCAGCGCTATATGGTTACGCCGGTCATCGTCGCACACCCCGCCAAGCTCGAGAAAAACAAGGACGGCCAGTTCGACGTACCGAACCTTTATAACATCTCCGACTCAAGTCACTGGAAAAACAAATTCGATATCGGCCTGATCGTCCACCGCTTCACCGGAGAGGAAGCGAACAGTTACGGCACGATGGTACGCATCGAGAAAGTCCGCGAGTGGGGCGTCATGGGCAACATCGGCGACGTCATCCTGAAATACCACCCCAGCACCGGGCGCTATACCGAATTTCCCGACTTCATCCCTAAGAAACCGAAAACCCGTCCGAAGGCTGAAAAGCCGCCGGCGGAAGCTCCTGTGTCCCAAGTCCCGGCGCAGAAAAGCTTGCCTTACCGGGACGATTAACCGAAGGAGATTTTTATGGCTATTCACCCAAGATATACGCCGAATCAAGGCGAAAAAAACCTCGAGCAAAAACTTAAGGAGAAAAAGGCAGAGATGTGCTTCGCGGAAAAGAACGAAGCCGCGCAGGCTATCGCGCTCGAGAAGGAAAACCTGACCGCTGCAGGATCAGAGCTCGACGATGTCCCCGAGGAGGTGCGCAACCAGCTCATCGGCGCCGATGACATGATCGCCGAGGAACGCTTGCTCAAGGTGCTGGCGAATTACCAGCCCTTCACGCTGGATAAAATCATTCTTGCGCTCTGGCACGGCTTCAAGCACACCGAGCCGCGCGGGAAGGTTCAGACGCGCCTGAATAAGCTGGTTAAGCGTGGGGTGGTAGGGAAACACCCGACCCAGAGGAGCGTGTATCAGCTTCAAGGCTCTCCTGCGCAGCCTTTAGGCGCTGGACCGATTCCGCAACAAGGGCCTTTGTCAAAGGAGGACATTGCGGCTCTGAGTCAGGTAGGTTGAAAATATCCCGGGCCATGCCCGAGGGACGCCGCCCCTTCGCCGCTGCCGGATTCGGTACGCGGCGGGGGGCCACCAGATTGTTATCATCGGGTCTGCGCATAATCACCCCCTCCGAATGAGGAATCCGCAATCCATGGCCTCTTTCACGGTAATTTCGCTGATACGTTTATGCAGCAAACGTCCGATTACCCTGAAGACGTGGGTTAGCGAAGAGGAGGCAAACACCATCGCCCCGTCGCGTTCCAAACAATAAACCGATTGTACGTTCTGTATTTTCATGCCATTATCCTTTCGCTTGCAGAGGTCATGTAGTGAAAAGAATCATAACATATAACGGCGGATTAACCACTAAAAATGCAGCATATGAGTGAAGATTCTAGGCTTGACTCTACCCAGTTCTTGCCATCCCGCGAGCTCAACCCCGTTACTGGCAAAATGGAGCGGGTCGTCATCATCGGAAGCACCCGGCAGGCCCACGGCGATATCATGCCCTTCGAGGACGAGACCATGCACTTCAGCGGCATAAAGTCGTTTGAATGGCCCCCGCACGAGCTGCAGCGCCTGAAACTCCTGACCGCCGATAACGTGGAAACAGCCGTTGAGCTGTCCTGCAAGCGTGAGGCAGCACTGCGCAGGCTCGGCGCGGGGCGGTCACCATCCAAGCGGATCGAGAAGCTTGCCCAGCCACTCGCCTCCCATGACATTTATTTCGGTTTGCTGCGCGGGGTATGGAAAAACTGCGAATGCGTTGTCGCGCCCATTTATGCGGTCGACTGGCTACGCATCAGCCTCGTCTGTTTCAAGCTGACCGGCCTCCGCGAGCTCACGAAAGAGCTGCCAAATATACGCCCGGTCGCCTCCAAATACCGCGCAGCATTCGAGAGCGCGCGAGAAAAGCTTGACGAAATCTACGCGCTTGAGTAAATTGCTTAAATTGGCGGCTGACGAACTATGCCCGGAATTTGCATAAATATGCTATAAGGAATTGGTGCTCATATGGCGGAAAACGAATCAGCAGCCCAAAAGAAAGCTCCCACCGATTCGCGCCTTGATGCACTTAAGACCTACGACCCCTCCGACGTTGCAAAGCAAATGCTCGACGATGCCCCTCCCGGCACCGAGCGCGTGGTTGACCCGATCCGCAAGAAATTGATTCAGGTTATCCCCCTCACCGAGGGCAAGATGAAAGAAGCTCTCGCGCGCGTGCTCGAGGACGATCGCTATGAGCATTATGCCGTGAAGCTCACCTTCCCCACGCCCACAACGTGGATGGTGTCGCTGGGTACCAAGCGCAAGCTGCAGGATATCCATGAAAAGAGCTTTATGGGCGGCGCGCAGGAAATCGGCGGCAATCGCATGATTCCTATCGAAGAGTTCACCCGGTCGATTTATACCTGCATCAGCCGGTATGCGACCGTGAAGCGCGGCCATAAGCGCAAGTATGGTGGCCTCGGCGTCATCAATAACGAAGTGGCCGAGGATTAATCGATGCATGGAAAAGTACATACCAAACGCCATCGGTAATCGCAGCCTCGAGATCATCAAATCCTATTTACCCCATGCGCGCGTCTTTTGGTCGACGCAATCAGGCGCATACGCGGTCGAGAATCCGACTGCCACCGACATGACGCGCATTTTCTTTATCGATATGGCCCCGCGCGAGCTCAAGATTAACGATATCGCGTTTTTCATCACCCACCTCGGCGGTGGACGCTTCAGTTATAACACCTTGAAGAGGGAGATTGCCCATGGGGAAAAGCAAAGACAAGCCCGCGCGCGAGAAAGCGCCGAAGGCAGCAAAGAACTACAGCGCGAAGTCGCGCACGGGTAAAACAAAGCGTTACATCGGCGCCTGCCCGAAATCCGGTGCAGATCGCGGATAAGACCATAACTCTTTCAATAAGTTGCAGATTATGTCTGGTATAAGTTGGAAAGAGCAAGATGTCCTCCTCACCAAGCTCCGGCCATTTGAACGTAATCCTCGGAAAATATCACGGGCTGCGTATAAGCGCCTCAAGGACGCAATTGGGCGCGCTGGCTACCATCAGTGGCAGCATGAGCCGTGCTGGTATGCGGTGCGCTGCAAAGGGAAAGGCCACTGGTCGGGTGATCGCAAGCAGACCACCATCTGGAATATCGCCAACCGCAATCAGGACACGGAAACGGTGCACGGCACGCAGAAGCCAGTCGAATGCATGAAGCGTCCTATAGAAAACAACTCGGCGCCCGGCGATAAGGTCTATGAGCCTTTCTCGGGCAGCGGCACCACGCTGATTGCGTGCGAGCTTACCGCGCGCCAGTGTTTCGCCATGGAGCTCGACCCACTTTACGTCGATATGGCAGTCCGTCGCTGGCAGCAGTTCACTGGTGCCAATGCCGTGCGGCAGCGCGACCACGTCACATTCGAGGAGGCAGCAGCAGCGAGGGCCGCATGACGAAGAATAAATCTAACGAGGATACGCGCTACGGCGGCAAGAGGGCACCCAAGCGCAATCAGGAAATGGATAACCCCACTGTGCCGTGGAGCATGAAAAACGCCGTCAGGCACCTTGGCACGCAGCGCATTAACCCGCGCGATATTAAGGGTGCCATGCACGACCTGCTCACACGCGGGGGAAAGCAGCAACCCACGCTTAACGAGCTCGCCGCTGGTGCGCTCTATACCGAGGCAGCCAAGGGTAACGTGGCCGCATCGCGCACCATCCTTGAGCACATCGACGGCACGCCTTCGCAGTCCATCAATATCGGAGGCCAGCCGGGCAATCCCGTGCGCACCGTCAGCGCCGTCGCTACCACCACCGCCGAGGAGGCTTACCGCCGCATGCTGGACGGCGACGATGCATGAATTCGATTTCAAGAACCCGGACTATGAGGCCGTCTATGCCTTCCGGCAGAAGCGGTTGCAGCGCATACGTGCTCTTGAGCCCGAGCAGCGCGATAGCGAGCTTACCGGCCTGAAGCTGCACTACAAGACGCATCCTGCGGACTTCATTAACGATTGGGGCATGACGTTCGACCCGCGCAATGCGGAGATCGGCCTGCCCACCAGTGTGCCTTTCATCCTTTTCCCGCGGCAGCGCGAGTTCATCGATTACCTGCACCGCAAGTGGTTAAGCAGGGAGGACGGCCTGACAGAGAAATCCCGCGATATGGGCGTGTCGTGGCTGTGCGTTGCCTTCGGCGTGTGGATGTGGCTATTCCACCCCGGCACCGTCATCGGCTTCGGCTCCCGAAAGGAGGAATATGTCGACAAGATCGGCGACCCTAAGTCCCTGTTTTGGAAAGTGCGCCAGTTCATCACTCTGCTGCCAGTTGAGTTTCGCCCTTCGCATTATACCGCTGGCCAGCATGCCCTCTATATGCGCATCGTCAACCCAGAAAACGAAGCGGCTATTGTGGGGGAGGCTGGAGATAACATTGGACGAGGCAACCGCACGAGCATTTACTTCAAAGACGAGTCTGCGTTTTATGAGCACGCTGCGGCAATTGATGCTGCTCTCTCTCAAACCTCAAATTGCAAGATCGATGTCAGCACCCCGAACGGCAACGGAAACCCGTTCTTCAGGAAGAGGCACAGCGGCAAGATAGAGGTCTTCACGTTCCACTGGAGCATGGACCCACGGAAGGACAAGGAATGGTACCGCAAGCAGACCGATATCCTCGACCCGGTGATCGTGGCGCAGGAAATCGACATGGACTACAATGCCTCGGTCGCGGACGCGTGGATTCACGGCCAGCTAGTCCTCGACGCGCAACAGAATGGGCCCGCCGACGTCGAAGCGATCGGCGCTTGGGTGATATCAGTCGATGCTGCCCACTTCGGCAATGACGAGGCTGTCATTCACCGCCGAAAGGGGCGTTTAAACCTCGAGCAAAAGACCTTCCGCAAAGTGGATGGGCCTGCCCTCGCGGGTGCCGTCAAGGCCATAGCCGAGGACCTTATGGACCAAGGCGAGGACGTGCGTGCTATCGTCATTGAGCTCGACGGGCCCGGCGTCAGTTGCTACGATACCTTGCGTCAAGGCCCACTGCGCTCCATCACGCAGGGCATTCATACCGGCGCCACTGTCGCCGACGACAAGAATTATAATATCCGTGCGCAGTTGTGGCGGGCTGCGAGGGATTACCTGAAAGACGCCCCGGTCTGCATGCACAATGACTCAGAAGTCCGCGCGCAGCTGGCCTCCATGAAATACAAATACAAGGACGGCTTGCTGCTGATGCAGGACAAAAAGGAATATAAAAAGGATTTCGGACGCAGCCCTGACCGGGCTGATGCCTTTGTCCTTTCCTTCGGCGTCGACGACAAGCCAAAAAGCTCACGGAAGGCAAAGCGACGTGATCGCGGCCTATCCGCAATGAGTGTTTAACAGGGGGGGACCTTATGACGTGGCCAAATATCGTCATTACGCTCATGCTCCTAATGAACGCCCTGCTGCTTTTCCTCATCTTCTTTGAACCTATCAACCCACCACATTAAGGAGTTCCCCATGCTTAAGAAACTGCTCGGCGCATCCGCCGCACTCGCCCTCGGACTTCTGATCGGCATGGCAGGGGAAACCCTCGCCGACACCACCACGCTGCTGGGCGTGTTTAACATCGACAACGTGCCGCCCACCTTCACCATCAACGGCGCTTACGGCAAGAACGGCGTCAATAACGGCACGGCGGGCAGTGCCATTAATACCCTGCAGGCAGCAGTCCCCACGCTTACCTCGTGCGGCACGGGCACGCCTTCCGTCTCGGCTACTTCGACGGACACAGACGGCGTTATTACGCTCGGCGGCGGTTCGCCCACGGCATGTACGCTTAACTTTGCCGCAGCCCACACGAACGCTGCCGGCACCTCTGAAATCCCCGTTTGCGTGGCAAATGCGGGCTCGGGCGCGGGCGTTGCGTCCGTCACGGCAATCAGCCCGACGGCGGTGACGTTCACCCTGTCAGCGACCACGACCACGCTTTACTACGTCTGCATGCAATAATGCTGCCCTTCGCAAAGCCGCAGCCCCTGCCCGAAATAGATGGTGGGCGCAAGGAGCTGCTTACGCCCGACGAGCTACCCGAGAACGCTTCGACGATGGACGTGAAGACGATTAAGAACGCCATCAAGAAGCGCATCCCGGGCAGCGACGAGAGCTGCATGGTGGTGCGCCCCTTCAAGGACGCCATCGGCATCGGCGTGGCGGTTGATATCGAAGGCAAGATGGTGGGCTTCAGCGAGCCCGCGCCCATCGGCTTCAGCCATAAGGACCTGATGAATGTCATTGACCGCATCGAGTCGGCCATCAAGCAGAAAACCGCCGAGATCAAGCTGGGGCGCGTGGGCTTCGTCCGCGCGACGGAACACTGATGATAGGCATGTCCTCGAACCAAGCCTTTGCGGAGGAAATCCTCGCCACACTCATAAAGCGTGGGGTGCGCTATCAGGGGAACCCGACCACCGTTTCGGTCGAACCCACCGGATGGATAGAGGTAACCTTCCTATCCATGGCTACAAAGAAGCCCACCCAGAAGCGAATCCGCATAAACGTGACCCCTATAGTGGAGCGGGACAACTTCGATGCTGTGCACGCCGCCACGGACCCTCAGATTGTTGTGTCCGAGATAGAGCGCGCCATCGACGACATTAAAGTACGCACCCTCCTTACCCCGAAATCAGCTGCCTTACAGGCGCTTCATTAAGAAAGAGGCAATATGGCAGAAGGCCCAGCAGACGGCACCAGCTCAGAGCCGCAACCCGGCGCGGAGCAGGACAGCTCCGATTTAAGCGAGCTCCAGCGCTTTCAAAACTGGTTCATTCAGGACCGCGATCATAGCAAGGACTGGCGTATAGAAGCTCGCCAGCAGTTCGACTTCGTCGCCGGCAACCAGTGGAGTAGCGAAGATGCTGCCAAGCTGAAGGAAGAGCTGCGCCCGGTCATTACCTTTAACCGCATCGGCCCAGTGGTCGATAGCGTGGCGGGCCTCGAGGTGAATAACCGGCAGGAGGTGCATTACTTCCCGCGCCATGAGGGCGATGCCGGCGTTGACGACCTGCTCACCAGCGCAGCCAAGTATTTCCGCGACGAGTGCAATGCCGAGGACGAAGAGTCCGACGCTTTCCTCGACCTTGTGATTTGCGGAATGGGCTGGACCGACAGCCGCGTGGAGTATGACGAGGACCCGGAGGGCAAATACGTCGACATGCATGAGGACCCCCTCATGATGTATTGGGACCGTAACAGCCGCCGCAAGAACCTCGCGGATGCTCGCCGCATCCACAGAATTAAGGATATGCCACTCGAGGAAGCCAAGGAGATGTTCCCCGACATCGACGTCGAGGACCTGCACGCGCAGTGGGCTATGGGCGACATGAGCGCCACCAGCGACCCGCACGACGCACAGGAAGCCCCTTTCTATAAAAATGACCAGAGCGATGTGGACCAGCTGCACGGCGGCAAGATGGTGCGCATCGTCGAGACGCAGTGGTGGAAACACGTCTATGCCATGCGCTGCATCGACCCGATATCCGGCAGTGCAGAGATGTATAGCCTTGAGGACTTCAAGAAGCTGAAGTCGCGCGTGGATAAGCTCCGCGATGCCGGCGCGCAGATACCTGAAATCATTGCTGTAAAGCAGCGCACCCGCGTCTATTACAAGACTTTCATCGGTAATAAGGTCCTCGAGACTATCGACGGCCCGAAGATGGGCGGTTTCACGCTGAAGTGTATGACCGGCAAGCGCGATCGCAATAAGGGCATCTGGTACGGGCTGGTGCGCGCCATGATCAGCCCAGCCGAGTGGGCAAACAAGTGGATGTCGCAGATCCTCCATATCGTCAATTCAGGCGCAAAGGGGGGCATCATTGCGGAGGAGGACGCCTTCGAGGATGCCGACGAGGCGCAGGACGAATACGCGCGCCCGGATAGCATCACCTTCGTCGCCAAGGGCGCCATCTCGGGCCAGAACCCCAAGATTATGCCAAAGCCGGTCGGTGAGTTACCATCCGGCCTGCAGTACCTCAACGAGCTGGCCTTAAACAGCCTGCCGTCCGTCACTGGCGTCAACCCCGAGCTGGTGGGTGCTGCCGACCGCGACCAGCCCGGCATTGTCGAGCATATGCGCAAGCAGGCCGCCATGACCGTGCTTGCCACCCTCTTCGCGTCCCTGCGCCAGTACCGCAAGGATAAGGGCCGCCTGACCCTATTCTATATTACGCGCTACCTATCCGATGGTCGCCTCGTGAAGATTGGCGGCCCGGAGCAGGCTAAATTCGTGCCGCTGGTAAAGCGCCCCGAGACCGCGAAATATGACGTTGTCATCGATGACGCGCCCACCAGCGTTAATACGAAAGAGGCAACGTGGCAGATTCTGCAGCAGATGATGCCCATCCTGAAGGGTATGGATATCCCCGCGCAGGTATGGCTCGACGTGCTAAAATATTCGCCGTTGCCCGAGTCGCTCGTCGCCAAGATATCAGACGAGATCAAGAACGCGCCCCCGAAGCAAGACCCCAAGGCGCAGGAAATTGCCGCACAGGCGCAGGCCGATACCGCCCAGCTTCAGCTCGACCATCAGCAGAAAATGGAGCAGATCAAGGCTTCCGGTGCAGCACGCATTCAGGAGATTCAGGCCAAATATGCGGCCGAAAATCATTCACGCGAGAGCGAACTGCAATTCGAGACTGCCCTCACGGCCCAGAAAATGCAAAACGAGCGCGATCTGGCTGCCGCCAAGGTGCAGGCCGACCGCGACATGACCGCCGCCAAGATAATCCATCAGCAGAAGCTCGAGAGTGCGCAGCGCGATTCGAACGAGCGTGTTGCCAAGCACAAGCATGAAACCGATGCCCATCATAAGGCCGCAGCGCAGGCAAAGGTGGATGCTCCCAAGCGCGAGGCCGAGGATAAGAAGTCGGCCCAGCTCGAGAAGCTCATTAAGGCGCTAGCCGACAAGAAACAGGAAGCGCCGATCATCAATATCGATATGACACCTATAGCCAAGGCGATCGAAGCCATGTCAGAAGGTGTGCGCTCCACGCACCGCGAGGGAGAAGCGTCCGGTAAGGCCCTCAAGGGCACCATCGAGGCGCTTACCAAGGCCGTTGAGAAACAGAACAAGATCGCGCTCGCGCCCAATAAGGCCGTGCTGGATGAAAAGAAGCGTGTGCGCGGTAGCGTGAAGGACTTTAAAGAAGATTAACCACTTAACTTGAGAAGGATATTTTATGTCACAGTTTGGCCGTAACTATAGCGTGGTCGGCAATTGCGTGAACGGCGCAAGCACCACGCTGCCCCTCGCAAACCTTGTCGGCGCGGCGACCATCCGCCCCGGCATCTATGATTTCAGCCTTGGTTCTGATGCCACGCCCGCCGATCAGGCAGCGAAATACGCATGGCAGCGTGGAACCTCGGCGGGTACGTGGGCAGGCACCGGTGGCGCTGCCATCACCCCGCAGCCGCTTGACCCTGCAGACCCGTCTGCTCTCGCCGCTGCGAACCAAGGCCTTGCCTCCGTCGGCCCGACGCTGACCTCAAACGCATTCCTCTTCCAGTTTGCCTCAAACCAGCGCGCGACGTATCGCTGGGTTGCGGCACCGGGCAGCGAACTCAAGATTCCTGCTACGGCAAGCAACAGCCTGAATCTTATGTCGCTTGTTTCGACGGCATCTGTGAATACGGTATTCAGTTTCCTCTACGCTGAATAAGGCATGTTTGGATTTAAGCATAGGCAGCTGAATGGTGAAGTGCTCGTGACCACGGAGTTCGGGCCTGCCATCACCTTGCCTACGCGACAGTGCGTGCATTGCGGAGGGCACTGGATTCACAAGCCTGGGTCCGGCATCATTCGAGGATGGTGCCCACGCTGCAATGGACACGTCTGCGGCGCCCATGATTGCGTAACGCAGTGCTATCCCTATGAAAAGCGGCTCGAGGACTACGAGAAAGGAAAGCTGCTCATACTCCCATGAGGTTTTATGGCAATAATCGCTGCGGGCGTCAGGTATGACCCTATAAATGGTATTCAAGCAACAATTGTCGTGACCGATGATAATGGTGGTAAAGCTTCAGACCTAAATCCGCATATTTTGCATGCTGCGCAAGCTGGGCATACTTGGATAAATATCGATGCGGCAACGTATAGTGCATTTACTGATCCAAAACAGTTTGTAGCGTATATAAATAGTGCTATTTCAGCGATTCAATTGGCCTCAGTTGGGCCCATCAGCAACCCGGGATCGGTTATTTCTCAAAGTAGCTCTTCCGGCAGCGGCGCGAGCGCTGCCTCATGACAACACTTGTATATTACACCTCCTCAACAACCTCGCCGCAGACACTGCCATCAGATTGGAATCCGTCTAATAATACGGTCAGCGCAATCGGCTGTGGTGGCAACGGCAACTCGGCTACTTCAATAGGCGGCGGTGGTGGCGGCGGCGGCGCATTCGCGCAGATAACCAATTTATCCGACGCAGCGAGCACAAGCGAAGCGATACAGATAGGAGCGGCGGGTTCGGCAACAAAAACCCAGTTTAAAAATTCCGCCACGCTTGTAGCGGATTATGGCGTTTCGTCGGTCAGCGCCTCAGGCGGAGCAGGTGGTCTGGTTGCCAATTGTGTGGGCACTGTAAAGACCGCTGGCGGATCTGGCGGCACAACTACGGGTAACGCCGGCGGCGGCGGCGGTGGCGCAGCGGGCTTAAACGGGGCCGGTAAAAACGGTGGCAGTGCAGTAGGCGGCGGTGGTGGCGGCGGCGGCGGGTCGAACGGAACGAGCGCCACTGCAGGTAATGCGCCCAGCGGTAATACCGGCGGCACTGGCGGCGTAGGGTCCGCGGGCACAGGGGGCGGCGCCGCAGGCGGCGGCGCCGGCTCTGCGGGCGGTGGCGGCGGCGGCGGTTCATTCCCCGGCGCTGGCGGCAATGGATCAACCAGCGCCGACTGGGACGCCACTCACGGCGGCGGCGGCGGCGGTGGTGGTGGGTCTGCAGCATCGGGTAATGGCGGGACTGGTGGAAATTATGGCGGTGGCGGTGGCGGCTCAGACTATGGTGGCACCGGCGGCGCGGGCGCAGGCGGCCTTATCGTCCTCGCCTATACGCCATCGGCACCGACCCCCTCCGTTTCGAGCTATTACGATACGAATGTGCAGGTCATCGTGCGGCTCGCATTCGGCGCAGCTCTTGCGCCGGCCTTCTTCTATGATTTCGGGATTGCGACTACAGAAACGGTCTATGCCGACAAGTGGCAGCCGCATATCCCCGACCTAGTTTTCCGCCGTCAGCCGGTCGGCACCGGCCTGCAGGTTTACCCCTTCGGCATTGTGACGAAAGAGGTGGTGTTTCCTGATAAGTGGGAGCCCATCCGCCCTGACCAGTATCTGGTGGCAAAGCGCCCGATCGATGGAGGCCAGCAGCTCTATCCTGAAGGCGTCGTCACGAACGAAGTCATCTACGTTGAGAAATGGCAGCCAATTTTACCCGATCAGGCCCGTCGCTCCATTGCAGTGCAGCCCACCGGACAGCAGATTTATCCGCTTCAGCCGCCAATTGCAGCCGAAATTATAACGGTTGATAAATGGCACCCCATTATACCCGACATCATCAGTCGGGCGGGCCAGCCGAATCCGTCAGGCATCAGCGTGGAGCCCTTCGCTCCGCAGCCAGTTACGCTTGATAAATGGATAGCGTCAGAGGCAGACGTCAGCCGGTCGCGTGCGGGGGTAAATTTCGGCTTTAACGTATTCCAGCCCGTCATTGCGGCGCAGGAAATCGTTACCATCGACAAATGGATAGGCGATGCGCCTGCGCAGATTATGCGCATGCCTGCGCCCGGCTATACGTCGATCGTGTTGCCGGTAGTATTTTCCTCCGGTACCGTCAACCTCGACGACTGGTTTTCGCAGCAGCCTGTGCAGGTCGCACGGGCGCGGGGAGCTGCGCTGGACTATACGGTCATGCCTCCCTTCATTGGGACGCCTGTGCCCCCTCCTACGCCCACGCAGGCCCCTCTATCCATCGGCGGTCCGACGCGCAGGAAGCTCGAGGCCATGGATAGCCTTTCGGAAGCCCAGATGCTCGCCGAAATAGAAATGGCGCAGGAGCGCCGGCGTCGTGAAGACGACGAGGACGCATTTATCATTTTAATGTAGGAGATCACCATGTCCGACCAACAATTCGGCAAGCCAGTCGTGGCTTCCGCTTCCGGCAGCATCTTGACCACCGGCGGCAATATTCTGGGTTTTATCTGCGCCTCGTCGTCGTCCGGTACCCTTGCGCTTTATGACAATGCAAGCGCCGGATCGGGAAATAATATCCTGACGACGATGAACCTTGTGGCGGGCACCTATTATCCCTTCCCCGCGAAATTCGGTGCAGGCCTCTATGCCACCTTCGGCGGCACGGCCAGCGTTACCTTCCTTCTTGGTTAAATTCCCTCATCCGAGGGCTTCTGTCCCGGCCAGTTGCCGGTTTCTGCGCCCGCCAGTCGCGGGCAGAGGAGATTGCTATGCCTGAATCATTTGAAGAGAACCTAACGCCTGAAGAACAGACTTTCCTTAAAAACGACGAGGCTAGCGATGCCGATACCAAGGAGGCAGTAAGGCTTGAAAAGCTCGCCGCACAGGGCGATCCGACGGCCACGCCTGCGCCTACCCCAGCACCTACAGCCGCACCCGCTCCAGCGGCCACGCCTGCCCCTACGGCAGCGCCTGCCGGAGCACCATCACCAACGCCAGCACCGACGGCGGCGCCCGGAGAAAAGCAGAGCATGGTACCGCACGGCGCGCTCCACGAGGAGCGTGAGCTGCGCAAGCAGACCGAGCAGCGCCTCGACAAACTGCTGAAGGCCATTACCGGCGAGGAAAAGCCCGCACCGCAACGGCAAGCCCCTGACCCGGATAAGGACGCCCTTGGTGCCCTGAAAATGACCGTCGCCGAAGTGCAGGAGCTTAAGCGCATGGCGGAAACCGCCAAGGCGAATGAGCGAGTGGTTAATGAGCTTCAGACCGTCGGCAACAAAGCCGCGCAGCTCGAGCGCGACTATTTGCAGACGCTGCCCGACTATGACGCAAAGGTCGGTAATTCGCCCGAATATCAGGCAGCTGCGGCCCATCTTCAGGGGCAGCGCGCAGCAGAGCTTCGGGAGCTGGGTTACGATAATAACCGGGTCGTGAATCCTGACGGGTCGGTGGCCCGTTTCAGCATTAACGAAGTCTTGATGCAGGATGCCATGACGCTGGCAAATGTCGCCATGGCGCAGGGCAAAAACCCTGCCGAAACGGTGATGCGGCTTGCGAAAGCCCGTGGTTTCGCCTATACGGCAACGCCTGCACCAGCTGGTGCTCCGTCGCCCACACCCGCGCCGATGAGCGAGGCCGATAAGATACGCAATGCCGCGCAGGGACAGCGTGAGAATAAGTCCCTTGGCGGTGGCACCGGCAGCTCGCCGGCAGACGAGATTACGGGCGCCGCTGTGGCCCGTATGAGCGACCATGACTTCGAGGTTTTCTTGGAAAAAATCAGCAATGATCCCAAGAAGATGCGCGAGGCCTTCGGGGCTTAAAGCTTACAATAACCGTGCCTAAAGTTTACAATAACGCCCGCGCCGGTGATTCAAGGCGCTTCGGCTGCCCACTGGCCGCATCAGTGGTTTCGCCTGCCTCCTGCGTACTGGTGGCTTCGCATGTCTCAGCGATACCGAGATAACACCTCGAAATCATTTTAACCCAATACCATAGGAGATACCTTAATGGCAGCAACCTCATATGGCGTAAATGACCCGCTTGCAGTAAAAACGTGGTCTAAGCGCCTGATGGTGGAAGCCCTCAAACAGACCTACGCCAAGCGTTTTATGGGCGAAGGTTCGGCTAACATCATCCAAGTGAAAGACGAGCTGTCCAAGGGTCCGGGCGATAAAATCACGTACGGGCTGCGCATGCAGCTCAACGGCGTGGGCGTTATAGGCGACGGAACCTTGGAGGGCAACGAAGAGTCGCTCACCACTTACAACGGCTCGATCGTCATCAACCAGCTGCGCCACGCCGTCCGGTCCGCCGGGCGCATGTCGCAGCAGCGCGTGCCTTTCAGCATCCGTGAGGAGGCCCTTTCCGGCCTCGTCGACTGGTGGAGCAACAAGATCGACTTGGGCTTCATGAACCAGCTCGGGTGCAATACGGCAGAGCCTGTCTACGTCGGCACCGGTGGCACGCAGAACCTCGGCCTGCAGGCTCCGTTCACTCTTCCCAAGACGGATATTCATTACCTCTCGGCGCACACCGCGGCGACGGGCGATGAAAACATCACGTCGACGGACATCTGGACCCTGTCCCTGATTGACCGCGCAATCGAACGCGCGACCACGATGGGCACGCAGGGCATCCCGACGACCTCACCGGCCATCCGGCCCGTGAAAATCGCCGGGAAGAGCTGGTATGTGGCCTTCATCCACACCTACCAGAAGACCGACCTGCGCACGAACACTGCGACCGGTCAGTTCCTCGACATCCAGAAGGCGGCCATGACGGGCGGCGAGATCGAAGATAATCCCATCTTCGACGGGTCGCTGGGCGTTTACAACAATACGATCATCCATGCGGATGTTCGTGTGCCCACCGGCGTCAATAGCTCGACCTCCACCACGGCGATCTCGACCGTTTACCGCTCCCTTTTCTGCGGTGCTCAGTCGGCGATCATCGCTTTCGGCAGGGAGAACGGTCCTAACAAGATGACATGGGTAGAGGAGTTGTTCGACTACGAGAACCAGCTGGGCGTTTCGGCTGGCATGATCTGGGGGCTTAACAGCACTCAGTTCAACAGTTCGTTGTTTGGCAACATCGTCATGTCGTCCTACGGCGCCCAGCATTAATTCTGGGAGCTAACCGACTGTAAATCGCCTGCCTAATACCGAGGCGATTAACTTCAATCCAAGGAGACCACCATGTCGACCTATAACTCAAACAAGTGCCTCGCGGGGGTGCAGCCTAAATTGCTGCCCACCGCTGGTGGCGTAAACGCCTTGTCTCTGTATACGCAGAACCCGGCGTTAGCTACCAACGACATCGTCAACATGATTAACCTCGAATCGGACGCGTCGAATCCTAACGGTTTCGGCCCGACCCTTCAAGGCATCACGCTTGACGTTGACCAGCTGGATAGCGGTGGCACACCCGCCATCCTTCTGAATCTGGGTGATGCCGCAAACTCGACTCGGTATTTCTCATCCACCACCATCGGAAAGACTGGCGGTTACGCCATTCCCTCCACGCCTGCCATTCTTGGCTATCAGCCGTTCGCTGCGCCGTATTTCAATACCTATACGACGGTGTCGCTGGCAACCTACACGATCCTGCTCAAGTGCCAAACGCAGGCTCAGACGGCTGTCACCACGGCCCAGATCAGGCTGGCTACCGAGTACACCTACGACCCGTAAGGTCGCAGGGTAAAGGGTCGCGTTCTGGCGAGCCTTGGGAGGCGGGTGACCGCCTCCTCTCTTCCACACCACCTCAAGGAGATCACGATGAAAAAAGGCTCAAAACACTCATACGAGCGCGAAACCAAGCACCCCGGTGGGATGCATGGAAGCCCGCATGAGACGGCTAAATTCCACGGCGGCCATGAGGCTGGCGCTGGAGAGCTCACCATCGGCATGGGACCGGGTAAAGCCGCCCTGCGCACGCATGCGAGCGAAGTTAATGGCATCGAGGAAAAGGGCAAGAAACACGGCAAGATTCGTGAATCTAACCCCCACGATGAAAGCGACGATTAGAGCATGACCGCACAGTCATCCGGGCCCTTCAACTACGGCAATATGCAAAACCTTATTGCTTGGCAGCTCGGTGACCGTGCGGATTTGCTTGCCCAGCCGGTGGATATCTCCCTTGCTCTGACGCCCATCCAGCTGGCTATCCAGACGGCCATTCAAAAGTGGGAAAAGGTCACATTCTGGTTTAATGAATTCGACACGGAAAATACCGAGGACAGCAATCAGGCGGTCCCCTTTAACACCGTGACCGGGCAAGAATATTATGGTGCAACGGATTACACCTACCTCGCCAACATCGCCCATATTGTTAAGATAAAATGCACGATTAGTAATAATCGTTACACCATCACACCGCGCACTGCCGGCTATGCCGACGATGTGAGCGTCAACCCGAGCGTCACGGGGCAGCCCACGGAATACTCTTACCAAGCGCGCCAGCTGCGCTTTTATCCCATCCCGAACGGCACCTACCCCATCAACATTAAGGGCACTATCAAATTCCCCACGCTGGTGGCGACGACGGACACCAATTACTGGATGCAGGACGCCGAACCGCTCATTCGTTCCGAGGCCCTCATGGACCTCTATGCAAACCAGCTTAAGGACCTCGAAATGGCAGGCGTGCAGAAAATGGCGATTTATGGTGACCCGATGCAGCCCGCGCACCGCGGATACCTTTACGACCTTAAATACGAGAGCCGCAGGCGCAAGGCGACCCCGCGCATCCGTCCAACCTATTTTTAAGGAGGGAGCATGCCCTCTTCACAGTGGCTGCCCGATATCGTGTCCGTGGCTGATTACTCGCCTGATATGCCCGACCTCGACAACCCCGGCAGCAGTAACATTTTAAACGCCGTCCCGCGGGCGGCAAGCGCCGACGGCAGCATTATCAGCTATGGTCCGCTCATGCGCCTCACGACCTATGGGGGAGGCCTTGCGCTGCCCTGCCAAGGCGCTGCTGCCTACCTCGATAGCGGGGATAACGTCAACATCTTCGCCGGTGACCAGCAGAATCTTTACCAATACACCTCGAACAGCCTGAATCCGACGGTGGTGAGCAATGGGACGAATCCCTATAACTGCTCGTCGACGGGCATGTGGCATTTTGCCCTTTTCGGTGGTCGTGTGCTGGCGACAGACTACGAGTCGCCGATCCAGTCGTTCGTGCTGAATTCGTCCACGAAATTTACCCCTGTGGCAAATGGCGGAATTACCTCCCTGACGCTGGTTGCGGGCAGCGGCTATACGAACGGCACCTATGCGCTCACTGTGAGCAATGCTGGCAGCGGCAGCGGATTCGCCGGTACCGTCACGGTCGCCGGCGGCGTCCTTTCGAGTTTCGCCATCACCGCGACCGGCAAGCTCTATCCGCAGACGGCGACGATCGCCATCCCCGCAGGCGCTGGGGCGGGCACGCTGGGCTCTATTACCCCGAGCATCCAGACAATCGCGCCGAATGCGATGTATTTCGGGATTATATCGAACTTCCTGATGTGCGTTAATACCAATGACCCGACTTACGGCCCACAGCCGCAGTGCGCATGGTGGAGCGCCGATAACGACCCGACGAACTGGCCGATTGTTGGCACCGCTAACGCGGCGACCTACCAGTCGAGCTTTAATAACCTCTACGGCGACGGTGGCCAGTGTCAGGGCGTCGTGGGCAACCTTGGCACGGCGAACGGCGCCATATTCATGCAGCACGCGGTCTGGGCGGTAAACTATGTCGGCCCCCCCGACGTGTTCTATTTCACGCCCTGCGAAGGCGCCCGTGGCACTCCTGCGCCGGGCAGCATCCTCCAGCTGGGTGCCTATGTCTATTACCTCGGCGAGGACGGCTTCTATCGCTTCGATGGGACGAACAGCGTGCCGATCGGCGTGAATCGCGTGGACAAGACCTTTTTCGCCAATGCGAATCCGGCCTATTTCGGGCGCATGTCCTCGGCAGTTGATCCAGTCAACCGCATGCTCTGGTGGGCCTATTGCACCTATTCCGCGCAAAACGGCATCCCGAACGCCATGATCGGCTATAGCCCGCTTCTGGATAAGTGGGCGCCCGTCACTGATGATTTAATCCCGGGCAGCAGCTTTGTGGAATGCCTGCTGCGCGCTTACACCTTTGGGCAGACGCTCGACTCGGCAGGATCGAATTCAATCGATTCGACCGCGGCGAATATCTTCCCCATGGATTCGCTGGTGTGGACCGGGGGCACGCTTCTTTTCGGTGGATTCACCACAACGGCAGACGGCAATACGAACCACTCGCTGGGGTATTTCAACGGCACGAATTATGCCGCGACGATCGAGACCCCCGAGCGTGAGTTTAACCCTGCCGGCCGGATGAATATCGATAACGTCCGTCCCTTGAGCGATGTGCCTGTGGGGCAGATTAGCGTGGCGGTCCTGAAGCGTGAAAAGACATCAGATACCGTGCCTGCGGTCGGTGCCCTCAATAGCCAATATTTCAAAGCCATGAATTCCTACGGTGAAGCCCCGCAAATTAAAAGTGGACGGTACATACGGGCGCGCGTAAATATAAACGCCGGAGCCACATGGTCAAATTTCATGGGCGCGAAATTCAAAGGGCGAGCCGGGGGGCAATACTGATGGATGAGAATTTCTGCCAAGCGCATGCGCTCTATACCGCCGGTAAAGTGCACTTCCAAAAAGGCACCCACACTGACGCCTATGAGTGCTGGATTAAGGCCATATCGATGGTTGACCCGCTGCGCAGCCAAAGCGAGGGCACCCTGAAGGCCGATCTGCTTACAGTTATGGCAAGCCTTGAAATGACCCGCGCGCGCTGGGGCAGCGCTTTCGATATGCTGACCGACGCCTGCCGCCTTAATCCGAAAAAACCCTCCTGCTTCGTCTATCTGGCGCAGGTGAACTTTATGCTGGGGCGCCCGAAGGAAGCGATCGCAAATGCAGAATATGCCTGCGCATTGCCACCGCCTGTTTCCGCCCTTGCATGGCAGACCCTCGGAAATATCCACCTCAAGACCGGCAACCGGCCCAAGGCGATTGAGGCCTATACGAAAGCGGCTGATACGCAGCCCGACGAGGTAGGTCATTACCTTATGCTGGCTCATACATGGCAGTGGGGGGGCGACCGCGAGGAGGCTAAAAAGTGGTATTACAAAGCGCTTGAACTGGTGCCCGAGCACCCAGACGTTAATTTCCACTTCGCATCCTTCCTGCTCGAGGACTGCGAATACGAAGAAAGCCGTGAGCGTTTCCTCAAGGCGGCAAAGAAGCCAGCGAATTGTGAGCAATCGCTGTGGAACGTGTCGCTTATCAGCCTGCTACTGGGAGAATATGAGACGGCATGGGAACAATACGAGGTGCGTAAGCAGTTCATCGGCAATGATCTCGGAGAGGAAAAGGCCCACGCGCGCAATAGCCGGCCCCTGTGGAATGGCGAGAAGGGGACCACGGTCCACCTGCATGCCGAGCAGGGCAATGGTGACGCGCTGCAATTCTGCCGTTATGTGCCTATGGTTGCCGCGCTTGGCAATAACGTGGTCTTTGAGACATTCGATACGATGGTTCCCCTGATGCGGCATAACTTCCCGCAAGCGACGGTCATCGGCATTGCCAAGAATTACCCGGGCATTGAGGGCATACCTGATTGCGAATATCACTGCCCGCTCATGAGCCTGCCGCGCGCGTTCAAAACCACGCTCGAGACCATTCCTGGCGACCCGTATATCACGGCAGAGCCGCACTTCGAGGCGAAGTGGAAGGCCATCGTGGATAAGGCGTGCGGCGAGAGCTGGGAGGCCGTGCGTATTGGCCTTTGCTGGGCGGGCGGCAAGCGCCCCGATAGCCCGGATTGCATGCGCATCGATTCGCGCCGGTCCTTGACATTTTCGCAGATTAAGCCTTTGCTCGGGCGCAAGAACACTGCCTATGTTTCCCTCCAGATAGGGCATGCGCAAAATGAGTGCGATGATCCTGCAGTTCACGACTTCTCGAAATATATCGAATCGTGGAGCGATACGGCTGGCCTCATCGCAAACCTTGACTTTGTCGTTTCCGTCGACACCGCCGTGCTGCACCTCGCCGCTGCCATGGGCAAGGATACTTTCCTGCTCAATCGCTTTGACACTTGCTGGCGCTGGCTTCTGGATCGCGATGACTCGCCTTGGTACCCGTCGCTGACGCAATTCCGGCAAACGAAAATGGGCGAGTGGGACGACGTGATAGAGCGCGTCCGTGAGGCCATGCCATGACAGCCACGCAGCCCGTCTCAAACACCGGCTATGAGCCAGTACCGGAGATGGAGGGCGACGAGAAGAAGCACCGCCGCAAAATGGCGCGGGCCATTAACCAGATTCTTAAGGGTAAAATAAACGTCCACTTCGACGTTACCCTTCGGGCGAGTCAGACCTCGACCGTTATCCAAGATGCGCGCATCGGCATCAACTCTATCATTTGCCCGGCCATGGCGATGACAGCCGACGGTGCTGCTGCGATCGCCGCCGGCATCTACGTCGATACGGTGCTCCCATCGCTCAATGGTGCGCCTGCGCAAGCAACGATCCATCACGCGAACAGTGCGGCGGCGGATCAGAAAATCAGATTCTTAATCATTAATTAACGGGGAATATATGGGACTTTTTAGCATGCTGATGGGCAACCAACAGCAGCAGCCTTACGGCTATACCTATCCGGGCGCTGGCTCGCCGCCGAATACCCAGATTGCGCCGCAGGGTGGCGTGCCGCAATTGCCCACCCCTCCTTCTCCGGGTGCGAATGCTGGTGCGAACGCTCATCCCATGATGGGGCAGCCGCCGATGCCCGCAGGAGCCTCCGGCACACCGCAAAACGGCTCGGGCATGTTTCAGGGGCTGGCGAATAACCCCATGCTCATGGCCGCCTTGGCAAAGAGTATGGGGGGGGGTGCCCCCACAGGCGCTCCGGCTGCTCCGGCTGCTGCAGCCGCTACGCAAACGGGCAATGGCGCTATGGGGCCATATCCGCAGACTGTCGCCAGCCCGTACCAGATGGGGCCGTTCACTCAGGCGCAAACCGGAGGCGGTCAGCTGCCCGGCGCTGTTAATCCCCAAGTTAATCCCCAAAACTCATGGCTGCAGCAGCTTATGGCGCGGCTCCAAGGCGGTGGAGGTGCTCCGCAGTGAAGCTGGTCGATTTCCCCATATCTGAGCTCGAGGACTGGCTGCCCAATATCTGGGACATGCTGCTAGAGGCTTGTAAGCGAAGCAGCGGAAAATACCAGCCGATGGATATCGTGCGCGAGGTCTATGCCAAGCGCATGCAGCTGTGGAATGCCATCGACGACAACATCATCAAAGCAATCTGCGTCACCGAAATATGCACATACCCTCACACCAAGGTGCTGCGCATCCTTGCCGCGACCGGCGATGACGCGGAAACATGGTCACCTCTGATTATTAAGCTCGAAGAATGGGCTAAAGAACTCGGCTGCGAGTGGTGTGAGCCTATCGTGCGTCCGGGCTGGAAAAAGATTCTCAAGGATCTGGGGTACAAAGAGCAACACGTTATATTGGAAAAGAAATTATGACCGATATGAAAGCAAAACTCCTACGCTATGCGAGCATCGGCGCGCTGATCGTGGGACTTCATGCCGCAGAATATGCCGGCAAATATGAAATGTTCGGTGGCGGGGGCGGTGGCACCACCACTTCGAACACGGTCTCTAACCCGTGGGCTGGCCAGCAGCCCTATCTATCGCAGACCTACCAGCAGGCGCAAAAGCTTTACCAGAATCCCTCCGATTACCCGCAACTTTACCCGGGCGCGACGTCGGGCTCTGAGGTTGCCCAGCTCAACCCGATCCAGAGCAATGCCATAACGCAGGCAGGCAACCTTTCTGGCGGCAATTCCGCGCTTCAGTCGGCGGACGCTTCGCTCACGAATTATAACAATGGCAGCATGCTTTCGGCGAATAACCCGTATTTCCAGAATATGGCCGACACTGTGCGAGCGCAGGTGCAGCCGCAGCTTACCAGCAGCTTCAATGCCGGCAACGACATGAATAACCCGGGGGCAGCCTTCGGCGTATCGCAGGGCCTCAATAACGCGATCGGGAATCTTGCCTACCAGAACTATAACCAGCAGTCGCAAAATCAGCTCACTGCTGCACAGGATTCTTCCCAGAATAATCTTTCGGAAATAGCAGCAAATTCTAATGCTCAAACGGCTGGTGGCACTGCTCAGAATACCGCGCAGAATACTATCAACAGCCAAGTCCAAGGCTACAACTACAACCAGACGCTTCCGTATCAGATGCTCGACCAGTATGCGCAGATGATTGCCGGCAGCCCGGGCGGCTCGACCTCGACCACCTCGCCTTACTTCAGCAATACTGGAGCGAATCTACTTCAGGCGGGGACTAGCATAGGCGGATCTGCTCTTTCTGCGTATATTCTCGGATCAATGTTAGCCCCGGTAGCCTCAGATCGCCGTCTTAAAAATAACATAAAGCGCTGCGGAACGCTTGCGAGCGGCCTGCCAATCTATGAATTTGAATATATCTGGGGAGATGAAAAGTTCGTCGGTGTTATGGCTGATGAGGCCGAAAAAGTTTTCCCGAACGCCGTTATGGAAGGTCCTTACGGATATAAAATGGTCAATTACGCGGAGATTCACTGATGGGACTATTCTCAAACCTTACAAATAACCCAGATGCCCTCGCCATGCTTGCAGGCGCAAACGCACTAGGAAATATTCAGCCGATCGGGCCATCGCGCGTTCCGGTGGGGCTTGCTTATGGTGCAGTATCTGGATTACAGGCAGCAGGTAAAGCCGTTTCGGAAATCCCGAAACAAGCTAGTGATCTTATGAATCTGCAATTACAATCTGCAGCGCAACCCTCCATGCTTGCCATGTATGGCAGCATGAATCCATCCGCTCCGGGTGGCGGTGCGCCTGCCGGTGGTGCTCCCGGCTCGCCTGCGATGAATCCCATGGCCGCAAATGCATTGCGCTTCGCCATGATGTCGCGCGACCCCAAGACCATGGCGTCGACAGCCACGTCTATCTATGAAAATGACCCGACGACGGTTGCCGCCAAGGAGCGCGAGAGGATCGTGCAGAGGGCTGACGGTACCTGGGGCCGCGCAGGTGACCTTTTAAGCGGCTCGGGTTCCCCGCTGGGCGTGCCTCCTATGCCGGGCGCTGGTGCATCCTCTGCGCCGCCGGTTGCCCCGCCGTCACGCACGCCGCAGATAATGCCGAACGGGCAGCCCGATAATGTGGACGTACCGCCGCAGAACCTCGACGATGTCCTTAATCAGGTATCTAAATCCACCTCGGTGGCCGCATCCGGAGTTCCAAAGTTGTTTGATGGAAAGCCCATTATTCCCGAAGCAAACCAGCTTCCATTTTTTAAGCCTGATCCGAGTGGGCAGCCCGCATGGCCAGCCCTCCCGAATACCAAGGAGGGGGTGGAGCAGGCCCTTTCCAATCAGAAGGAAATGCAGGCGGGCAGTCAGGAATTTGCCTCGCTGGGCAAAAGCTTCTCGAATGAGAATGCGCAAATCGACGACCTGATCGACACCTACCACAAAATGCAGTCAGGCACCTTCACGGCGCAGAATCCCGAATATCTTGCAAAATTAAATGCATGGTTCCCAAATGGCCTGCCACCTGAAGTGAAGTCCGATCTCGGAAATGTGCAGCGCGCGCTGGATGCCCATCAAAAGGACGTGATCGCTCAGATGAAGGACACGAATGCCAATATCGGTGGTGGCACCGCAACGCGATTATTCGGTTCGGAAATCGTGAACCAGCTCGAGAAAGGCATCAATCCCGGCAATACGCCGGAGGCGAATTTCAGCGTCCTCACGAAAGCCAAAGGCATGCTCAATCAGGGGCAGGACTTGATTCAGGGCTGGAATAGCATCGGAGGCCGCGCGAACCGTCTGCAGAACGGCAATTCCATGCTCCCCGATGATTTCGCGCAAAAGTTCTATGATGCGCATAAGACCCAAGATTATATCGATGCTGCGCGCAAAAATACCCCTCCCTTTAAGGGTATGAGCACAAGCAATGATGAGCAAAAAATTCAGAAGTGGATTCGTGTTAATGGACAATTGGTAGCGCAATGACCCAGCAAGTAACCGATGAAAATGGACAACTTCATTTTTTTCCTGATGATGCATCTCCAGATGAAATGAATTCTGCGATCGATGCTTTCAATTCAAATTCCACTGTGACTGGATTTTTATCCCGACAAGCTGGTCTTATAGGTCGAGCAGGTGTGCAGGGAGCAACTTCATTAGCCACCGCTGCTGCGAATGCTCCGGCATTTATAGCAAATAAAACCCGGGATTTAGGGGATTGGGCAGCCAGTAAAATAACGGGGGATGATATCCGAGCTTCTTCTCCATCTGTAGGCTATGTTAATCCGTTCGGCGAGGGTTTGACCGCTCTTGGTGTGCCGCAACCCCAAAATAAATGGGAAAACCGAGAGCAGGCTATTTTACAGCCTATAGCGGCTGTGGCGACAGGTGGCGCAATGGCAGCTCCCTCATCTGCTGCTGGCGGAGAGGCAGCTTCTTATTTCGTTCCAAGCGCTCTTGGAAAGAATTTACCTTTACAATATCAAGCGGCCCTCGGAGGGTCTGCTGCGGGCGAGGCTGCGAAAGAGAGTGGATTAAATCAAAACTACCAAACAGCAGCCTCTATTGCCGGGTCCATTGCCGCGCCTGCGGCTGGGGGGCTCCTTAAAGGAATTTATGGCGCTATTTCTCCTCTTACTGAAAGCGGCCAGCAAAAACTCGCCCAAACTGCGGTAGCTCGGGCCGCTTCCGACCCGTTTGGTGCTGCCTCTACACTTGAGAATCCGCAGCAATTTGTCCCGGGTAGCAATCCTACCGGAGGCACTGCTTCTGGTGATACAGGTCTTATTAAACTTGAGAGAGGTCTCAATGCTGGCGAGCAGCCCACTGACGTTATAGTCTCTCAGAATCAAGCTCGCACGGCAGCCTTACAAAAGGTAGCTGGTACTGAAGCGGATATACAAAAAGCTATAACTGCCCGCGATGCCGCCACCACTCCGCTCTATCAGCTTGCAAAAAATAATCCCATAAATCCAGATGCCATAAAGCCAGTTCTTGACCAAATCGATGCGGCTATTCAGGAGGTGGGGCCAAGAACTCAAGCAGGGCAGATGCTCACGGCTTATAGAGCGAAAATAACAGCTGCTCTTCCTAATGAGTCTCCACCTACCATCAATCAACAATTAGGCATGAATACTCCTGGGGTCACGAAGGCTGTTCCACAAAGCCAATTGGTACAAACCTATAGGGAAATGAGAGATAATCTTCAAGCCAAGGCGATGCAGGACAATGCTGTTACACCTGCGGTTAAGGCTTATATGCAGCCTATTAATCATGCCCTTGGACAAGCCATAGAGGGACAGAGTCCACTCTTCGCACAGGCGCAGCAAAAATTTCGTGAATTGAGTGAACCGATAAATCAAATGCAAAATATGCAGAATATTATTAAAACGGTTCAAAACTCTTCTCAGGATGCACAAGGAAATTTCTTCTTAAGTCCAGCAAAACTTGGAAGCTTAATAAAAAATGGTCAGATAAATTCCGATTACCATGGTTGGCAGCCTCTTCAGGATGCACTTTCACCAGAGCAATATGATACCCTTGTTAATGTACACAAAGATGCCGCACGCTCGAATCTCACCAACAGCCCCGCTTTCAAGCCTGCAGGCTCTGATACATTTTCCAATCTTGCCTCTAATAATGCTTTGGCTAGTGGCACAGGTGGGGTTGTAAATGCAAATTTTCCTCTTCTCGGAAAAGTGCTCCCATATGAATCGGCAAATTCAGCTGTAGTTAAAAAGATGCGTGAAATTATACAGGACCCTGCAAAGACCCGAGCTGCGCTTCTTGCTGTCAATCCTGCACCCACTTCCGTTGGGAATGCCCTGCAAGGATTAGGAGCTGGTGCTGTGTATGGAGGATATCGCTAGAATCTGGCGATTTTTTGCGCCGAGATAGTCCGTTTAGAATACCGACTGGCATTCCAATCAGAAAATACAAACTATAATAAAGCAGTATTAAATAAACCATATCGCACCATTCCCTCACTTCATGACAGAGGTCAAGATGAAAAACGCCTTTAAAACCCTTCTTTCCGGGCTTTTAGCCCTGATTCTGGCCTCTGGTCCTATACAGGCTGCCGAATTCAATTCTGGCACCTATTCAGAGACCGACGCCTCGAACACGTCGCCCAGTCCTAACGGCTGGCCAGCGGGCACCTATTTCAATCAGGTCGAGCCCATAGGCCGTGCGACCCTCGGCGCGCTGCAGCGCTGGTGGGACAGGGCGAATGCGCAATATACGGTGGGCGGCACGGCAAACGCCATCACGCTTACACCCCCCAACACGTCTTACCCGATCTCCTATGTGACGGGCGAGGTCTATTGCTTCAAGGCCACTGCGGCAAATACAGGCGCAGCGACTTTAAGCATTAATGGCATCGGGGCTGAGTCATTAACGAAGGAAAGTGTGTCTGGGCCGATCGGACTCGTGGGGGGGGAAATCCAGTTGCATCAGTTCGTTTGTGTGGCCTTTGATGGGACAAATTTCCAGATTGAAAGCCAGATCGCGCCGTTGAGCACCGGCGTCACCAGCTTTACCGGGGATGGCACTATTTTAAGTAATTCAGCATCAACGGGTGCTGTCACTGCCACTTTAACTTCCGCCCCAGGGGAGACTGTTTTGGCAAATAATACCGGAAGCTCTGGAGCGCCCTCGTATGTTGCTAATCCGATAGTTGCAGGAGCATCGCAAGCAGCCACTTTCAGTCCGACAAGCGCCACGCCCACGGGCGGGGGGGGAATATATCGTCCTGATACAAACACCCTTGGTATTAGCGGCCATATTGCCAATGCGGCGGGCGGAACATCTGCACCTACCTGCAGCACTGGATGCGCTTCTATTAGTAGCGGTTCCTTGGACACACGAGGTAAATTTACCGTCGGCACTTCGCAGACTTCCTCCACGATTTTATTCGGCACGACTTGGGGATCCGCACCCTATTGCGTGGCGAACAGTACGTCGGGCAGCTCCTATATCGTCACTGGCTCGGTCACCCAGACGCAGGCAACCTTCAATTACAATTCTGCCTTAAGCGGTGTCACCGTCACCTATATTTGCATTCAATAAAAGGAGTAGAGCATGGTTCGTCCTATAAACGCAGCTGGTCTTGAGCTGATTAAATCCTTCGAGAAATGCGTCCTCACGGTATATGCCGATCAGGGCGGCAAGCCCACCGTCGGCTGGGGGCACCTCGTCGTCGATGATGACGATCTCGACCTCGGCGACACCATCACGCAGGAGGACGCCGATAACATGCTGCTCGACGACCTTTCCGATGCCTATGAGGCGATCGCCAAGGACGTGACGGTCGATCTGACCGATAATCAGTATGGCGCCCTCGTGAGCCTCGTCTTTAACGCAGGCGCTAGCCCCTTGCAGGGTGGCGTGGGGCGCAAGCTTGCCGCCAAGGATTATCCGGGTGCGGCCAGCCAGTTCCTGCTCTGGGTGCATGTTCGAAGCCCCGATGGGGTAGAGATTGTCAGCTTGGGCCTCGTCAACCGACGAAAAGCCGAAGTGGCCTTGTTTCTCAAGGCTTAAAATTCCGAACAGTAAATTTATCATGGGGGGCGCAAAATGGCGGATGCACCGTTACCGACCGGCAACTCCCTTGTGGAGACCATCCTCGGTCTGGCGATCGCCGTGCTGACCTATTTCCTACGGAAGCGCGACAAGAAAATCGACGAGCTCGAGACTGCCGATGTGGCCCAGACTCAGGCCTTAACAGCATTAAGGACGGAAATGATGAAGGAATATGCCACAAACGATTCGGTTATTCAGCTTTTCCAAACAACAGCGACCCAGAACAAGGAATCGCTAGATCGGGTGCATAAGCGCATCGATGAGGGCAACGAGGATCGCCGCGAAATGCGCGACGATATAAAAGAAATCCTGCGCGCTATGCCCCGCGCGAATTGACCCCTATCATAAATTAAATTGCGAATTCCGCGATGGCGTGAGAGTATTGCGCTCTCCGAGGTACCTTTATTAACAATCTTCTATAGGAGTTTTATATGTCTTTATTTTCCTCAGTGCGTGAAAAAGCCGCCGCCGATCTTGAGGCCGCGTGGACCAAGATCAAGGGCTTCTTTTCCGCCGATATCGAGCCGGCATTGAAGACCTTCCTTCAGGTGATCGAAAGCAATGGCGGCAGCGACCTGCTGAAAATCGCCCTGCAGGTGATTGCCGTGGCTGAAACCGGCGCACCGTGGGACACGCTTGTGTCCCGCGCTAAGAGCGCTGCGACCGCTGCCGGCATCCAGACCACCTACCTTGCCGTCTCGAGCGCCCTGCAGGTCGCCCAGACATCCCTGCAGGCAACTCTGGCCTCGGAGGGTGTGGCATCTATCACCACCATCCCTGCGGCGCCTCCTGCGGCGGCACAGTCCATCGTTGCTGCGACGGGCACCGGTGCAACCACTGCCGGCCCCGTAACAGCTGCCGGCGGCACGCCTGCATCGAGCTTGGTTTCGAGCAAAGCGGGTTTCAGCTCCGAAGGTGGCTCGGCCTCGAGCGAGAAATAAGCTCGAGGATGCCATCAATGCCCCCCGTGTCTTACCCGCGTGGGGGCATTTTAACAAAGATGCCACCATGACGATTTTCAGTATTCTATCCTACCTCTTCCAAGCCCTCGGCTTTACTCGCTGGGCCACGGCGCTCTGGCAGAAGCACGAGCAGAAGGTCAAGGCGCAGGCCGTGGCCGATGCCCCCAAGACTGACGCTGAATGGACCGATGCGGGTAAAGGCGGAAAATTATGAAATTAATCCGCATTATCCCGCCTATTTTTCTGCTAATGCTGGCGTCGTGCGCATCGACGTCAAGCTGCCCCCCTCTGCCTGTCCCGAGGGACTGGACCCGCGCCGAGCAGGCCCAGATTGCCAAAGAGCATAATGCGCTCCCCCCTGATTCGATTTTACGTGCCGTGCTTGAGGAGTGGGTCAGCCTTCGTGCTGCCCTGAAATAGTCACATTACGGCTTTGATGAATTTCGCCGCAACTTGCGGGACGATGGCATTGCCGTAGGCGCGCAACTTATGTGCTCTTGCGGGTATCCCATTAGCCACGCGACCCACTGCGGGTTCAAACTCCCAGAAACTCCCGTCGCTATCGCCGTCGGAAGGTCCACGCCGTTCCTGTACCTTGCCCGATTCTTGGCGTAACCCTCCGGCGTTCTGACACCCTTCGATCCGTCCGACGCTCTCGGAGTGGGGAACGTATGCACTGCTCGATCGAGCAGTGCATTGACCGGGACGTTCTTGCATGATTCCGCCGTCCCGTCCTTGTGATCCCTGCTGGTTGGCGTCGGCCAAAGCCTCAC